AAGATTATTATTATCACCTACCGCATCTGGTAAATCATTAATGATCTATGCTATTACTAGATATTTTGTTAATAGAGAAGATAAAGTTTTAATAGTAGTACCTACTACGTCATTAGTAGAACAGTTATGTGGAGACTTTGATAGCTATGGATGGTCTTCTGATGAGTATTGTCATAAGATATATTCTGGTAGAGAAAAGTATACATCTAAACCAGTAACTATTACTACTTGGCAGTCAATATATAAACTACCAAAGAAATACTTTGAACAATTTGGATGTGTTATAGGAGATGAAGCTCATCTGTTTAAAGCAAAATCTTTAATTAATATAATGACTAAGTTGCATAACTGCAAACATAGAATTGGTTTTACTGGAACTTTAGATGGATCTAATACAAATCAATTAGTTCTAGAAGGGTTATTTGGTTCTGTTAATAAAGTAATTAAAACAAAGCAATTAATAGATAAAGGTTTTTTATCTAAATTACATATCAATGTACTTTTATTACAATATGGATCTAAACTATTCGAGTCATATCAAGATGAAATGGATTATATTTGTACATTAGACAAAAGAAATAAGTTTATCCGCAATTTAGCATTGAACCAAGAAGGTAATACTCTAGTTCTTTTTGCTTATGTGGAAAAACACGGAGAGGTTCTATATGAAATGATAAATAGTAATGTATCTCTAGATCGTAAAGTCTTCTTTATTCATGGAGGAGTTGATACTGAAGATAGAGAAGAAGTAAGAAAAATAACCGAAGATGAAAATAATGCAATCATTATCGCAAGTTACGGTACTTTCAGTACTGGCATTAACATTAAGCGGTTGCACAACATCATCTTTGCGAGCCCTTCCAAGTCTCGTATTAGAAACCTTCAGTCAATTGGTAGAGTATTACGTAGAGGTGAAGGAAAGACTATAGCTAAACTGTATGATATAGCTGATGATTTTTCTAAAGGAGAAAGAAAGAATTATACTCTAAACCATATGATAGAAAGAGTAAAAACTTACTCTCAAGAAAATTTTAATTATGAAATCATCCCAATTAACTTTAGGAGAAAAGATATATGATGCATCAAGAATTCACAGGAATATTAAAGCTAATTACTGGTGAGAGTATCATTGGTAAGGTATTAGTATGCGACGGAGAAGAAGATGGATTTGTTATTGAATATCCATTTACTGTAACTGAAAACTTTATTCAAACTCCTACAGGAGATATGATAAAAATCGATTTACGTCCTTGGGCAAAATTCTCTAAGGAAGAAATGTTCTTTGTAGAAAGAGCAAAAGTAATTACTGTATATGAATCTGATGATCGATTAAAAAATATATATGAACGAACTCTAAAAAAATATTTAACCTACGTAGAAGATCCAACGAAACGCCCTGATACAGATATTAATAGAATAGATCTAACTGAAGAAATGGGGTTTAAAACTAAAGTAGAAGACGCTAGAAATGGACTAGAAAAGCTATTTAAAGAATCTTAAAAAGTAGCTATACCTAACCTTGAACCCTGACAGAGTTATTCTACAGGGAATTTAGCCACTTGTCAAGTGTTTTAAATTATGTTATAGTATATACACTTAGAAAAGATATAATGGCTCAAAAGAAAAAAGAACATTACGTCAATAATAAAGATTTCTTAGAAGCGATGATTGTATATCGAACTAAGGTTATTGCTGCTCGGGAAAGTGAGGAACCAAAACCTAAAGTTCCTGAGTATATTGGTAGTTGCTTTTTAAAGATAGCTACACATTTATCATATAGACCAAATTTTGTCAACTATATGTTTAAGGATGACATGATTTGTGATGGTATAGAGAATTGTTTACAGTACATTGATAATTTTGATCCAGAGAAATCTAGGAACCCTTTTGCATATTTTACACAGATTACTTATTTTGCTTTCTTACGTAGGATTCAGAGAGAGAAAAAACAACTTGATATTAAGACACGTATACTAGAGAAGTCTGGATTTGATGAAGTTTTTACTGCGGATTCTTCTGTGTTAGGATATGATTCAGCTCAGATGAATAGTATTAAGGAGAGTCTTGAGATCAAGGTGAATAGATGACGATAGCGATTATAACTGATCAACATTTAGATGGAAGAAAGAATTCTCAAGTTTTTTGGGATTATTTTCTGAAGTTTTATGATGATATATTTTTTCCTGCTTTAGATAAGTATAAAATAAAAACTGTATTAGATCTTGGAGATACTTTTGATAATCGTAAGAATATAGATCTTGGTGCCTGGTATAGAATTAAGAAACATTATTTTCAGAGATTGTATGATCGTGGTATACAAGTTAAAATGATTGTTGGTAATCATACAGCATATTATAAGAATACAAATAGAGTTAATACACCAGAATTGTTATTGGATAGAGCATATGATAATATAGAAATAATTTCAGAGATTGAAGATGTAGTTGTTGAAGGAAGAAAGATTACATTTATTCCTTGGATCAATCAAGAGAATGAAGAACATGTTTATGATCATATCAATAGGACTAATGCAAAGATTGCTATGGGTCATCTTGAGATAAATGGTTATCAAGCTTATCCTGGCCATGTGTTTCGTGGTGGGTCTATAAATCAAGATTTATTTTCTAAGTTTGAACATGTTTTTTCTGGACATTTCCATCATAAATCAGAAAGAGGAAATGTTAAATATCTTGGTAATCCATACGAGATATATTGGAATGATTATGCCGAAGATAGAGGATTTCATTTATTTGATCCAGAAACAATGAAGTTGGGATTTATTAAGAATCCATATAGGATGTTTAGGAAGATATTTTATGATGATAGCACTGTAAATTATAATACTATGAATCTATCTGAGTATAAAGATACTTATATTAAATTGATAGTAACAGAGAAGAAAAGTAATTTTATATTTGAAAAATTTATTGAAAGATTATATGATATAGGTGTTCATGATCTTAAAATTATTGAGGATGAATCTTTAAACTTCGAAGATGTTGATCAGAGTATTGAATGCGAAGATACACTATCGATTCTCAATAAATATGTAGAGGAGACTGAAGATATTGATTGTAATAAAAATGATATAAAAAACATAATTAAATCCATCTACGTAGAAGCTTGTGAGGCACAATAATGTATATTCTCACTATGAACGAAGACGAAGAAGAAAGATCGGAAGGTGCTTATGCTGTGATCACAAAACAGGGTGAGAAGGTTCTTCAATTGTTTCAGAATGAAGATGATGCCATTAGATATATGGGACTTCTAGAGGCTGAGGATTTTCCTGATATGGCTATAGCTACTATACCTGATGATGAGGCCATTGCGGCATGTAGAAGATTCGGGTATAATTATGTAATTATTACACCAGATGACTTTGTAATCCCTCCACAATTTGAATCATATGATTTTATTTAAAAGTATTTCTTATAAAAACTTTCTTGCTTCTGGTAATACTCCAATTAAAATTAATTTAGACTCTCATGGTACTACTTTGATAGTAGGTCAGAATGGAGCTGGTAAGAGTACTATTATAGAGGCAGTTGTTTTTGCACTATTCAATAAGTCATTTCGTAAGATTAATAAGAGTCAATTAGTTAATAGTATAAATGAAAAGGATTGTTTAGTTGAAGTTATATTTTCTGTCGGGTCCGTTGAATGGAAGATTAGGCGTGGTATAAAACCATCTTTATTTGAGATTTATAGAAATGATACTTTATTAGATCAAGCATCTTCTGCTAATGATCAACAGAAGTGGTTTGAACAATCTGTTTTAAAATTAAATTATAAGTCATTTACACAGATTGTTATATTGGGCAGTGCATCATTTGTACCTTTTATGCAATTGAGTGCCCCAGTAAGAAGAGAAATTATTGAAGATCTATTAGACATTCGTATATTCTCTACTATGAATGTATTGCTGAAGGAACGTATCAAATCTACAAATGATACAATTAAAGATAACGAACGTAGTATATCTTTCATAAAAGAAAAGACTGAGATGCAAAGTGATCATATCAAATCTTTGGAGAAGTCTGCTAAGAAAACAGTTAAACAAAAGGAGACTAAGATAGGTGAACTTATAAATGAGGTAACTGATATAGATTCTGAGATAGAGACTAATTTGGCTCTGGTTGAAACTAAGACAGAATTGTTAACAAAGTTTGATGGTGTTGATAAAGAGTTAAAAAAGTTAGAAAAGAAATTGACTACAAATAATAATATTATTAATAGAACAAAGAAGGATCAAGATTTTTTTATTGATAATGATCAGTGTCCAAAGTGTACGCAGGAGCTAAGTAAAGAACTTAAGGAAAGTCAATTAAAGGATGGTGATCGTATAATTAAAGAAACTCAGTCTATAGTAGATGAATATAAAAAGAAGATACATGATACTAATAATCTTATTGATGATCAGGTGGAAATTAATAGAGAAATATCTGATCTTAATTGGGAAGTTAAAACTAAATTTAGTTCTATAAAGTCTAAGAAGAACTTGATATCAGAAATTGAGCAAGAGATTGTTGATATAAAAGAGAATACAAATGATATAGATGCTGAGAAAGAGAAACTCACATCGTTAGCTAATGAAGGTATGACTATCCATAAAGAGTTAACGAGTATGAAAGAAGAGAGAAGAAGCTTTGATGTTGTTTCTGGTCTTCTTAAAGATACTGGTATTAAGTCAATGATCATTCGCAAATATTTGCCAGTAATGAATCAGTTGATTAATAAATATCTTCAATCATTGGATTTCTATGTTAATTTTACTTTAGACGAAGAGTTTAATGAGAGTATTAAATCTAGGTATCGTGATGATTTTACGTATCCTTCTTTTAGTGAAGGAGAAAAGATGCGTATTGATCTAGCTTTAATGTTCACGTGGAGATCTATTGCTAAGTTAAAGAATTCTGCTAGTACTAATTTGTTAATATTAGATGAGGTATTTGATTCCTCTCTTGATGTGGCTGGTACAGAGGATTTCTTAAGAATAATTCGTGGTGGTAATGAGGATACTAATATTTTTATTATTTCTCATAAAGGTGAATTATTGCATGATAAGTTTGATCGTGTATTAAATTATGAGAAGGTCAAGAACTTTAGTAAGGTTGTAGCTTTATGAAATTTAATTCTTTTAATTTTATCTATAGAATTTTTGAATCTTTAAAACGTATATGGGATTGGGGTATGGGAGATGATTGATACATCACCAAGTTCTATACGATTATTTGCTATTATAGTATTAGCAGTAATATGGTTCTGGGTTTTAAATCATCCAGTTGAAGATGATGATTGATAAATTTAATGAATGGTATGAGGGCGTATTTGATAATAGAGAACAAGCTTTTGGTCGCCCAGTACATTTCATATATGTACGAATAACTCATGTCAAGCTTGATAATGGATTTTTCTATGGAGAACAACAGAATGTTTGGAAGACCTATCCATACAGGCAATTTGTTTCAAAGCCGATTCAGGATGGTGATAAGATAATTAATAAAACTTATAGAGTAAATGGTGATCTTCATATTGGGTTTCGTAATCTGGAAAAGATTAGTGAAAATACTGTTGAGTATAGAGAAGGTTGTGATAATATAATTACATTTGATGGTGAAGTATTTAAGGGTGGTATACAGGGATGTGATTGTAAGGTTGAACGAAATGGTGTATTGACTTATGTTGATAATGGATTTGAGTTAGCTAAAGATTATTATAATGTTTATGATAAGGGTATTAGTATAGAAACAGGTAAGCAGTCATGGGGATCAGAACATGGTTTTTATAGGTTGGGGAAGACTCATAAGAAATACTTATCAGAAAATTCTTGACCTTGCTGTGGATGTGTGGTACTATAGCCATATAAATCAAGAGAAACATGTCCACCACTCAAGTTAAAAGCAATCTTGCAAAACTCCTTGCTACCGAGAACTTGACTGTTGAACATCGTAAGGTTGCTACTGCATCCTTTAATGTTGAGACTAGAGTTCTTTATTTGCCGATATGGGATCAGATTAGTGATAATGTATATGATCTTTTAGTGGGTCATGAGGTTGGTCATGCAATATATACTCCTCGTGAATATAATAGTGATGAGACTGGTGTACCACAGTCGTTTGTCAATGTTGTTGAGGATGCTAGAATTGAACGGAAGATGAAAATAAAGTATCCTGGCTTAGTTAAGTCATTCTATTCAGGATATAAGGAATTAAATTCTCGTGATTTCTTTGAGATTTCAGATATAGATCTTGAGGAAATGAGTTTTATTGATCGTATCAATTTACATTTTAAGATTGGTCTTCACGATGTTTCTACAATAATACCATTTCTTAATGCTGAGGAAAAGAAGATTGTTGGGATGGTTGGAAAAACAGAAA